GGCAGAAAATATCGCTATGGGCAAGGTAGGTAGACCAGCCGGACTGACGAACCGGCAACGAGAATTTGCCAAGTATTATGTCGAGGGCAGATACAGCAACACCGAGTGCGCGAGAAAGGCTGGCTATGCCGAAGGCAGTGCTAACACACAGGCGGCGAAACTTCTCGACGGCAAGACATTTCCAGAGGTGCCAAAACTGATCAAAGAACTGCGACAAGCGCGAGAGCGTAGATACGGCGTCACGCTGCTGAATCAGTTGAAGCGGTTTGAAGACCTGTCCCTCGCTGCCGAAGAGGCCGGGCAGTTTTCCGCAGCCATCAACGCCGAGAAGATCAGGTCCGCACTTGGTGGTCTGACAATCGACCGGCGGGAATCGACTCACGTCCACCAACTCGATCAACTTTCGCGTGAAGACATCGTCGCCCGACTCGCCGCCATTCGCGAAGAATATCCCCATGCATTCGACAACATGAAACGAGTGGAAGATGCCAAAGACGGAGCGCAGCCTGTGGAACTCATTGAAGCAGAATTTACCGAAAAAGACCCACTTCCAGCGGATTGAAAACCGCGCTGGACAGGGGATGCCAGACGTATATCTGTGCATGAATGGTGTGCCGGTTTGGTGCGAGTTAAAGATAATTAAAAACGGTCGCGTATCCTTATCAACATCACAAATTGCTTGGCATTTGGCACATACGCGCTGCGGTGGTGCAAGTTTTTTCTTGGTCCATGATCCCTCGACCGGTGATGTATTTTTATTTGAGGGTGGAAAAGCGGCGGTGATCCATGAAACACGGACCATCAAGCTGTGCGCCTGCGATCCTGCGCCTGCGTATGTATGGAAAGGCCCGCTGCGGGCTGCGGGCGAGGCGCTGCGGGCCTGCGCTGTCGAAGCCTGGGCGCTGCGGGAATAAAAAAACACGGCCCGCCATTGGCGGGCCGTGTTTCTCGGAGGATCAGTGTATATGATAAGAGACATTGACAATGTCTGTTGACCAGCAGGCGCGGCATTCGCTGCACTTGCCACCTTGCTGCGGCGCCGGGCAGATCTGCCCGCGCGGTATATTGTAAAGGGACCGCGTCCCGCTGTGCACTGTGCTAGTGTGGATGAATCCTAGAGACCGTGGTCCATCCACCATGAGCGCGGACATCCGCAAAACTGCATTTTCGGGCAGTTTGTCGATCTGTAGGGCGCGCGTCCAAACCTTGAACTCGCGGGATGGTATCCAATGGCGCTTGTTTGGTGTTTGCCTGCACACTTCAATAATGTTCAGCGCCATGCCGACGCTGCCAACGTCGCCCGAATCAAACCATCGGAACCATTCGCTGCGGACGATGTTCAGCACGTTAACCATTCGCGGCACAAAATCGGGCGCATTGAAGAACGCTTCGCGTTCGACCATCTTCCTGCGGACGTTTGGCATCCGATACATGCCTTTACGCGCGTAGCAATTCGCGCATGTGCTGCCCTCGATCTTGGCAAGCCTGCTGCCGACGTTGCACAGCCATGCGTCGCGGCTAATGCTATAGCCCGGCATCTTCGACACATTGGACAAAAGTTTTTTGTCCTGTCTCGCTTGTTTCAATTCTTCGGCATTCATCGTTAATCCTCCAACGGTAATGATAGTTAACAATCACACAATATCACCAAGAAATCAAGGGAAAAGTTGCGGGCTGCGGCTGCGGCCCGCTGTTGTCAGAGCCTGCGGGCAGATCGAGCGGCTGCGCTTGCGTCCGATAAAAAACCTGCGTACGCAGGTTTTTTTGCGCGGGCAGCAGGCAACAAAAAAGGCGGGCCGACGAAAGTCGGCCCGCCCAGGTTGTTGTACTTAAATCCCTTCACCGTAACATGTCTCGCAAAGCTCTTCGCTCTCTTCGAGAAAGCCGCCGCTTATGGGATCGGCGATTGACCGAGTAACGAGGGTCATGCCGGTTCCACCGCAATCTTCGCACAACTTTTCGTCTGGGATTACCGCTTGCAGGGCTTCGAGGGTCTGTTTCAAGATGTCCATTCACGATGCCTCCTTTGCCAGACGGTAGCCGCCGCCGAGTTTCGGGTGGGACTCGATGGCGTCCGAGCCGAGCAGCTTCCGCAGCACATGAATGTGCTGGTGAACCGCGTCCACCGAAACCGAGCGACCCATGATCTTCTTCAAGTGCTTCTGGATGGCGGGGATCTTCACCCAGTGGTTTCCCCCCTGCTCGATACGCTCGAGGACAGCGGCGGGATACGGTGTCAGCTTCCGTGCCGCTGCCGGCGCGACGGTCTGCACCGTCGGCGGCTGCTGCTGCTTCACTTCGTCCACAGCCTTGAAGATGTCCGCCCACTCGGCGGCTGCTGGAAGGTCCAGCGTGATGGTTGCAGGAATGGTAATCTTTGGCATGTCTAAATCTCCCTATGGCTAGACATATATCAGGGCGTCATTGCCCATAAACAACGGTAGATGCTTATTAGTGATGATACAATAACTATTTGGAGAAAAGACTTTTCTCCAAGCAGCAACAATCGGGGTTACTGTGGCACATTGGCCACAAGCAGTTGCAAAATTGCAACCCCTGCCCCCCTTGCGCGCGAAGCATACATATGCGTAGCATATGTATGCTGGGTTGATAATTTCGATGAGCCGTAATATCGTTCGAGCATGTCGGGTAACTTAGACCTCCTCCCTGAAGAAGTGCTAAAGGAAATGCTGCTGCTCGAAGAGCAGAGAAAGCGCCTTGAGCTTCGTGACGTGGCTCAAGAAAAATTTATGTCATACGTTCAGCACGTGTATGACGGCTTCATCGTCGGGCGCCACCACAAAATCATTTCAGAGAAGCTGGAGCGCATCGCATCGGGTAACTTGAAGCGTTTGATAGTCAACATGCCTCCGCGACATTCAAAGTCAGAGTTTGCCTCCTACCTTATGCCTTCGTGGTTTCTAGGCAGAAATCCCAAGTTAAAAATCATTCAGGCTACTATGAACACCGAACTTGCTGTAAGATTCGGACGCAAGGTCAGGGATCTCATTGCGGATCCGGTCTACCATGAGGTCTTCCCCGACACTGACCTTAAACAGGACAGCCAGGCTGCTGGTCGGTGGGAAACCAGCGCGGGCGGGGAATATTTTGCAGCGGGGGTGGGCGCTGCAATGACCGGTCGTGGTGCGGATTTGCTGATTATTGACGATCCGCACTCGGAGCAGGACGCTCTGTCGTCCACGGCCTACGACCAGACATATGAGTGGTACACATCTGGGCCGCGTCAGCGTCTTCAGCCTGGTGGTGCCATTATTATTGTCCAGACACGCTGGTCCAAGAAGGATCTGACGGGCAGGTTACTGCAAGCACAGGCGGCTGACATGATGGCCGATCAGTGGGAGGTGGTAGAATTTCCTGCGATTATGCCGTCGGGGGAACCACTCTGGCCTGAATTCTGGCAAAAAGACGAGCTTTTGAAGGTGAAAGCCTCGCTGTCGCTGGGCAAGTGGAATGCTCAGTGGCAACAGAATCCTGTGTCGGAAGAAACGGCGGTTATCAAGCGGGAGTGGTGGAACGAGTGGGAAGAGGACGACATTCCGCAGCTTGACTATATTATTCAGGCTTATGACACGGCATACAGTAAAAAAGAAACCGCCGACTATTCTGCCATTACAACGTGGGGTGTGTTCGAGCCACACAAAAATGGAGAGCAGCATTTAATTTTGATGGACGCCAAGCGTGGTAGGTGGAACTTTCCGGAGTTGAAGCAGATCGCGCAGGAAGAAAACGAGTATTGGGAACCTGACATGATGCTGATCGAGGCCAAGGCGAGTGGTACACCGTTGGCTGACGAGATGAGGTTACTGAACCTTCCGGTGCTTACGTTTTCTCCGGGGCGGAAAAGGGGTGGGGGCGGTCTCGACAAGATGACTCGTATGCATATGGCCTCTCCTATATTCGAATCGGGAAAAGTCTGGTATCCTGCTGGAGAAAAGTTCGCTGAAGAGGTTATTGAAGAGGTTGCCTCTTTCCCGAATGGTGACCACGATGACTTTTGTGATAGTATGACTATGGCCCTGATGCGGTTTCGTCAGGGTGGTTTTATTACTTTACAGGGTGAAGAGCTAGAAGACATGCTCCCCGGCAGAAAACGTGAGTATTATTGATGGAATTGCCCCAGTCCAGCCCCCGTCGCCGTCCGATGACCGTCCCTACTCCCCCGCCCGTGGGCCGGCGCGCGGGAATCATGGCCCTACCGATGCGTCGTCCGACAACACTAGAACGAAAGCGCGGGCGTCGTCTTCAATATCCTGGTGATCCCAGGGTCCCCGATCCACGGTCCATGCGTGAGCGCATGGCGGAGGGTGCAGAGGTTCTTGAGGGTATTGGCGCTGGTGGAGTAGCCGGGATTGGTGGTCTTATTCCAGATGTTTTGGCGTTACTGGGCCGTGATGCCCCGATGCTGTTCTCTAAATATGTAATGGGTGAAGAGCTATCCGAGGACGAGAATGCGCTTTTCCGTGCGTTGACCAAGGTGCAAGACGTTGCCGGTGCTGAAGCAATTTTGCGTGGCATGGGTTACGGCGAGAAGATAGATGCGCCGAGTGACAGTCCAGATGCGTTGTCGCAAATGGGTGTCAATCCTTTTCGGCAGGGTGCGTTTTTTGGTGAGTTTGTTGCTGATCCGTTTGCTGCGTTCAAGGGTATCAAGGCACTGAAGGCGTTGGGTCCGTCTGACGAGGCGGTTGCGGCGTATGACCGGCAGCTTGGAGGCACCGGCTCACCGGATTTTGGGGTTACTGACGCGCCCGAGGCACCACCGGGTGGGTTTATGTCCACCGGCACAGATGGTGGACCGGACTTCGATGTTGATCAAAATCTTGCTGATTTGATGGATGCGGCAGCGGCGGACCGTGCGGAAGATGCCGGTACAGAGGTAGTGTCGGACACTCCGCAGGTTGGGTTTTCGGGAGTAGTGGACACTCCTGTAGTTGAACCGACGTTCCCGAGCATAGTGGACCGTGATTCTGTAGATGTTGATCAGGTTCCTGTTCTTCGTCCGGATCGTCAGGGGGATGTTGCGGCATACGCTCCGCTTCGGCAGCTTCTTGCGGCGTTACCGGCGCAGGGGTCACTTTCCAAGGATCAGATTTTACGATCTTTGGATCCTGCTTCAGGAAGTCAGGAGTTTCGTAATTCTGTCCAACGCGACATTCAAGGCTCACAGTTTGATGAGTGGGTGAGAAAACATGTGCCGGATGGTGAAGGCGTCACACGTGATGAGTTGTTGCTGGCATATGATGAGTTGGCACCACAGATTCGTGTTTTAAACGTCTTGGAGTCCGATTTAGAGTTGAACCCTACGCTGTTCAATTTCAGCGAATTGCCGAACAGCGGTGCACAAGAATCCGTTGATTCGGATTTTATTGTAAGAGCCGCAAATGGGGAACAGAATCGAGGACATATTTATTTAAGCAACCCGACCAGTGCTACTGTTCCGTACAGAGATAGAGACGGAGAGTTAAAGGAATATGCTCTGACAGGCACCTCCGATGACGGCACAGGAACTCATGGAATGGGGGCACCCAAAGGGAATGCACTCGAACCATACAACAACAGGATTTTAGGGTACTTCGGTCATTTGCGTTACGTGGAGATTGAAGATGACGCGGGGCGTAGAATTATGCTGCTCCAAGAGGTTCAAAGTAACCATACCGTCACACAGGCTTCGGGAAGCGATGTGAACTTTTTAACGCCTAGCGAGAAACAGAACGTAAGGTATCTCGCCGAAAACCCCGGTGTTCAAGATCAACTTACGCTGTCCAACACACTAGACGATGCGGTTCAGGATTTTGATAGTGAGGTTGGGACGAGGTTACTTTCATCAAATGATTTGGAACTGAACTATGGCGTGATGTCCAGAATAGTGGCAGATGCCTTGTTAGACACCTACGATGACACAACTTTGTTAAGAGCCTTTAACCACAGAACAAGGCGTCTTTTTGGTGCTACCAGCGAAGGTGGAGGTGCCCGACAGAACCTGATAAAAGATGCGCTGGTTCAACTACCCCCCGGACCAGCGGCAGAATTTAACCGAGTTTTCCTAGATCGCATGAGTGATTTTGAAAACATTGACGGGGATCTTCTCAACCCGGGCGAGATTCTCAGCAATAGGCTGTTGAGTCCAGGTAGTGATGTAAATAGTCCCACACAGATGAATAACAGGGCTGACTATGCAAGCGGCGTTTTCAGAAGACTGAAAAGAAGGATGGATAGAGACGGGGTTACGCCGCACGAATATTTTGTCAACAACCCCGGTGAGTTGAGTCTTTATATGAGCGCAGATAGTCATCTTTTTGGTGACCTTGGTCGATTTGAAACTAATGACGCTTTTCGAGCAAGTCCTCGCACGACTATGTCAGCGTACGCGGCGGAGGTTGATGATTATATAACTGGTATTGTAATGGACAGAGCAAAGACTCGACTTGAGAGCGATGAACCATTTGCGGGATTAAATTTAAGTTCAGAGCGTGTGGAAGAACTAAAGAAAACCGCCGAGGTTCTTAACAGAACAATAGGCGGAAGCAGCTTCGGCGGCACAGGCGAGTTTCGTACGATGTCGCCGTTTGCTCAAACACGTCACTTTGAGGAGTTTGCACCGAAATTGTTGCTGCAAGAAGCGCGCAAGGCGGGTTTTGATGGTGTTATATTCCCCAACTACCAAGACATGAAAGATGTGGGTGGAAGACCGTCTGGACCCACAGTGAAAAATATTTACGAAAAGGGCGTTAAAAAGGGTCTAAATCAGCTAGGCGTTACTGTAACAAATCTAGACACGGTTAGGGCGAAGAACTTTTCCACCAACACGGTTGAAGTCTTACCGCACAAGCGGACCGGGGATCCGCATCGAGGAGCCAAGGCTGTGTATTTCGAAGGAGAAAACGAGAATATTGTTTCTCCGTCAAAGATCATCCGCCGAGCGAAGGGTGGCCCCGTAGACTTACGACCTAAAAAGCTGATACACTCTGGCATCGGCGCTATGGCAAGACAGGTGATGTAATGGCACAAGGACGAAGGAAAAAAGGATCGGGAGTCAATTACAGCGGCTCCATCGGAGGCAGCCCCGGACCGCGTTCCGTTGGCGAAGTGAGACCGATGACCACTACGGCAGGTGCTTCTCCAGCGGAACTTAGAGGTGGTGTAGGCAAACGGCGTCGTCCACCGCCACGGACTATTGACAGTATTGCTGGTGCTAACGATCCAGAGAGTTTTTCCGAGAAATACAATGAAAGAAGGGAAAAACAGCGCAAGTCCGATCTGAAAAGAGTCAGAGAAATCAAACGTCGTCAAAAAGCGCAGACGCAGATTGACAAGGGTAAACAGGGCAAGACCGGAAGAGGCGTTGCCGGCAGGGCGGCGTCGGTAGGCATGGGTCCGGCACAGATCACCACAGGCGGTGGTTTAGGCATGTTGACACAACAGGATCGAAGCAAGCCGAAGAAGATGAACATGGGCGGCGTCATGAGATCACGCGGCGGCACGTTCAAGGGAGTATTCTAGTGGGCAGGATGAAAGACAAGGCCATCAAGGAAGAAGAAGAGATGATGGCGAAACTTCGCAAGCGTTTTTATGATCCGGGTCCGGGGCAAACTGATTACTCGGCACAAATGTCGTTCGATGAGTATGTTAAGCGCATTGGTCCCGGCAAGGCTGCTGGTGGCATGGTCAAGGGTTTTAGCCCGATTGCTCGTCCGCAACGATTCAAAGGCGTATTTTAATGGCACTTCCTCCGCAGATGGTTGACATGGCGATGGGCGCTGGTGGTCCGGCGACCGAGATGCCTGAAGAGTTGATGATCGAACTTCCCGAGGAGAACATGCTCCCCGACGGCATTGAGCTTGCCGGCATGGAAGAGATGGTCGAGGTTCAGGCCGAGATGTACGACCACAATGCAAACCTTGCGGAGATTCTTGACGACTCTGTTCTTGGCACGTTGTCTTCCGAGCTTCGTGACAAGGTTGACGACGACAAGGAGTCTCGGGAGGATTGGGAAGAGGCGATTGCCAAGGGCTTGAAGCTGCTTGGTGTGAATTATGAGGAGCGCAACGAGCCGTTTCTTGGCGCGAGTGGTGTGCATCATCCACTGCTGAGTGAGGCTGTCACGCAGTTTCAGGCGCAGGCATACAAAGAGATGTTGCCTGCTGGTGGTCCTGTGAAGACGCAGATTATCGGCGCGGCAAATCAGGTGCTTGAAGATCAGGCGCAGCGCGTCAAGGATTTCATGAACTACCAGATTACGGAGATCATGGAGGAGTATGACCCGGACACGGATCAGATGTTGTTCTATCTGCCGCTGACGGGTTCAACATTCAAGAAGGTCTACTTCGACGCCGGCAAGCAGCGGGCTATTTCGAAGTTTGTCCCGGCAGAGGATCTGATTGTTCCGTACTCGGCGAGTGACTTGAACACTGCCGAGCGTGTCACACATGTAGTACGGGTGACCGAGAACGAGCTTCGCAAGCTACAGGTCGCTGGCGTGTATCGGGACATTGAGCTTCAGGCAGGAGATGAAGACGATGATAGCTCGATTAGGCAAACTGGCAATGAGTTGCAGGGTGTCCGTCCATCATATGGTGACGATGTTCACACACTACTTGAAATCCACACAGAGATCGATCTCGAGGGCTTTGAGGATGTTGGACCCGATGGTGAGCCTACGGGCGTTAAACTACCTTACATTGTCACTGTGGATGAAGATTCAGGACAGGTTCTCTCGGTGGTGCGAAACTATCGGCAGGCGGATCCCCTTCGAAGAAAGCGACAATTTTTTACTCATTACAAGTTTCTTCCTGGGTTTGGTTTTTATGGCTTTGGCCTGCTTCATACTATAGGTGGACTGTCTCGTGCTGCGACTTCTATCCTTCGTCAGCTTATCGATGCGGGCACTCTTTCAAACCTGCCTGCTGGTTTTAAGGCTCGTGGTGTTCGTATTCGCAACGACGATGAGCCGCTTGCTCCTGGCGAGTTCCGTGATATTGATGCTCCCGGTGGTGATCTTCGGAATGCTCTTATGCCCCTTCCATACAAGGAACCTTCTGGGACACTTGCTCAACTACTGGGCGTTATCGTCGATTCAGGACGCCGATTCGCTCAAGTCGCAGATGCAAAAATCGCCGACGCAAACTCACAGGCTCCCGTCGGAACCACAGTTGCACTAATCGAGCAGGGATCGAAGATCATCTCTTCGATTCACAAGCGTCTGCACTATGGTCAGAAGCAGGAGTTCCGTCTTCTCGCCGAAGTGTTTGCCGACAATCCAATGCCGTATCCGTACTTCGTTGGGCAGAACATCCCGCCGGAGATCATGCAGCAGGACTTCGATGGTCGTGTGGACATCCTGCCTGTCTCAGATCCGTCGATCTTCTCGATGTCGCAGCGCCTGTCGTTGGCTCAGACGCAGATGCAGTTAGCATCGCAGGCTCCACAGCTTCACAATCAGTACGAAGCCTATCGGCGTATGTACGATGCACTGGATGTGAAAAATATCGACGCTATCTTGCCGCCTCCGCAACCGCCGCAGCCTATTGATCCGGCGACGGAGAATGCAAACGCTGTGAAGGGCATGCCGCTTCAGGCGTTCCCGGATCAGGACCACGAAGCGCATATCATGACACATGCTATGTTCTTGTCTTCGCAGGTTGGTGCCGCTAACCCGCAGGCGTTCATGTTGTTGCTGTCACACGTTCAGGAGCACATTGGTATGTTGGCACGTGATCAGGTCATGGCGTTCTTCCAAGAAGCTGCCAAGCAGGCTATGGCCGCAGGTGAGTCGGTGCCGCAGATTGCACCGGATCTTGTTGAGTCTACTGTGGCACAGCAAACTAGCCAGATTATGCGCGAGATCATGCCGATTCTCCAGCCGGCACAGCAGCAGGATCCGCTGGTGGCTATTCGCCAGCAGGAACTGGAAAACTCTCAGATGGAAGTTCAGCGCAAGATGATGAACGACCAGATGAACTTTCAGGTCGATCAGGCCAAGTTGCAGCAGGCATATGAGTTGGCCCAGCAGCGTCAGGCTCTACAGTCGGACATTGCTGAAGCACGGAACGATGTCAACGTATACCGCATTAACACGCAAGCTGCATTGTCGAGGAACAAATGATCCAAGCACTGATTGGACCGATTGCCTCTCTGGCTGGTACATGGCTGGAAGGTAAGGTTGAGAAGACCAAGGCTGAGACTGGCGCGAAGGTAGCTAGGGCCAAGGCCGAGGCTACGATCATGGAGAAGAAGGCTACGGGCGAGATCGACTGGGATCTTGAAATGGCTCGTGGCAGTCAGTCATCGTGGAAGGATGAGTGGCTGACGATTTTGTTTTCCATTCCGCTGGTGCTGGCTTTTGTGCCGGGTATGGAGGAGATTGTTGCCAATGGATTTGCACAGCTTGAGGCGATGCCACAGTGGTATCAATATTCCCTTGGCGTTATTGTTGCTGCTTCTTTTGGCGTACGTTCAGCTACCAAATTTTTTGGTAAAAAGTGATGACCCGCATGTGGCGAATGGGCGAGAGAACCACGGAAGAGCAAGCGAGGATTAATCGTGGCCGAAATAACTATGGAAAGATTCCTGCGGTGGAAGATACTGCCGCGCCTGATGATGATAATGATGTCGATCTCGGCGTGGAGAGTGGTGGAATGGTTCATGACTCTGCCAGATCCGACGCCAGCGCAAGCGGGTCTAGTGAGTGTAGTCACGGGGGCCATGACCGGTGCATTTGCGGTATGGCTGGGGCACGAGAAGGAGAAGTAAGTGGCACGACCACGGATTAGGCAGTTTGCTGACGACTTGGGAATAAGTTATGATGAGGCCAAGAATCTCATCGAAAAGGGCCGTAGTCGCAGAGATGGCGGCGCACAGGTATTGGAGAGACACATGCGTAACGCACCGACCGCGCCTAAGAAAACCAAAAAGAAAATGAATCGCAGCCCCGGCAAGGGAGTCACTGCTCGTCGAGAAAAAGAAAAGCTGACTCGTATTCCGGGTACTCCGTACATGGCCGACTCTGAGCAGATGGAGATTCTTCGTCGTCAGTCTCCGACTAAAAAAGCTATGGGTGGCTCACAGGTTGGTGGCATGACGGTCGAGCAGGTGATGCAGACTATTGAAGATGACACCAAGCTCGGGACCAAAGAGTTTCCGTTGAACCGCGAGGAGCAGTCGCAGTCGCGTGGCGGCGGCAAGGCCATTCAAGGCACCAAGTTCACTGGGGTTAAGTAAATGGCGACGTTTCGCACTGATCCAAATACCGGTCGCGCTGTAATTAGCGAAGAAAACCGAGTAGATCGTTCTGGGTTAAGTGGTAGGCGTGGAAGCACTGTTCAAAGCAGAACTAGCGGCGGACCAAATCAATCTGACGGTCCAACAGGTGGATTTGGTCCGCCCGTTGGATTTGATTTTGGCACTGGAACCGCCGCAGGCACTCTTAGCCCGCAAGAGTTTATGAATGTTACTGGGCGTACGGCGACAAATCCTTATGGTAAACAAGGATTTTTTAGCCGCGTCTTTGGCATTGATCCCAGTAAAATAGATTACACGAACAATTTTGGTCGAAATCGCGGAGAGTCGCAGGGAATTATGGCGACTCTGAACAACAGAGCATACAACGCATACTTGAATCCTGTTGATCTTTCTACGGGATTCGTAAACCCAATGCTCGATGAGGGATCACTGACTAGGTTTGGTCGAGTAGAACGTGATCCTAATCTCAAGCAGGGTATCGGTGGTTTTGGGTTGCCAGCAGTAATATCAAATCTATTTGATCGCAGTGATCTCGTAGTTCCGGGGCAACCCGCTAGTGATGCGCGGCGGCAGGACATTGGAATCTTCGATTTTGAAATACCGAGAAACATGGATGAGTTGGTTTCTTCGGCGCTTGGAGAACAGGCACCTAGAAGTGTTGATGGATTGACTGATCTTGAAGCTTTCGAGCCGTTTACTACTGATCTCGACGTTCGTAATCCAGAAAGTTATTTCGCCAATATAAACACTCGTCCGCAGGAAACACCTGTAACACCCGGTTTTACTAGGCCAGACGACGTAACGGTGGCCGATGTTCTTGCTGCTGCACCAAGGGTAACGTCTGAATACGAAGAAATGGTTGGAGCCACTCCCGAAGAGTCAGGAACGTATATCGTAGGCAGTCAAATCGCTCCTACAAGCACCAGTCGAATGGTATACACCATAGAGGGGACCACTCCCGCAGAGCAGGCTTACTTACGTGAAATTAGAGACGATGATTTGATGTATGACTATGATAGATCAATTCCAACTGGCTCTACAGTGTTGCAAAACATACCCGGCGGCGATCCTGGCTCTGCGTCAATCACCGTTAACCCACAATCAGAATCACCAACATACACCGCGCCTGATGAGCCGGTTGATCTTTTGCAAGACATTTTAGCGCCTGATGGCAGCATTCTGCCGGGGGTGACGGATGTTATTGCTCCGCCGCAAACTCAGCGCAGCGGGGGTCGAGACATTATTCTTGTCATGCCCGATGGACGGGTTGTTGATTCGAGAAACATAGGTCGGTGACATGAAAATCGAAATCAAACTAATCCCAGACGGACTCGATCTGGCGAAAGAGATTCAAGACGGCATGCCGATTGATCGCATGGTTGATGCAGGTGGTGACGAGGGAGAGTCTTGCCCTGCCGCCACGCAAGACATCGATCTCAATCTTGAAAACAGGCAAGACGCTATCGACAACTATAAGTACGGACCGTTGAATCCAAACCTTGATGACACGGGTAAGAACGATAGTTTTTGGCAAAGTATAGCTGACACATTCAACACGGACATAGAGGCAGCAAAAGAAAGTCGCTGCGGCAACTGCGCTGCTTTCAATCTTACCTCACGTATAAAAGACTGCATCGCCAAGGGTATCGGGATGGATGACGGCGCCGATCCGTACGAGTCCGTCGAGGCGGGCGACATTGGATATTGTCAGTTTTTGAAGTTCAAGTGTGCGTCGATGCGTGTTTGTAACGCTTGGGTTTCTGGCGGTCCGATCACGGATGAAAAGATGGCGTCATAATGGACGTTGTAGATTTTTTATCAAGGTATCAGAAAACCTTGCAAACACGGGTAGATGATATTAGCATCTCTCTGACTAGCGGTAGCGCATCTGATATGGAATCATATCGTGCTATGGTGGGTGAGATTCAGGGCATCACCTACGCGCTAGAAGAGTTACGCGCCCTGCTAAAAAAGGTTAACTATGACAACGCTTCTAGTTCCTGATCACGTTCTGCGGCAGCAGCAAGCCAAGAAAAAAGCTGAAGAAGAAGCCTCCAAAAAACCCGCTCTAGATAGGATCCCGCAGCCCACCGGCTGGCGGATTCTGGTCATGCCTTATCAGGGCAAGGCCAAGACTGAGGGTGGAGTATTCGTTCCCGATCAAGCCAAAGACCGAGAAGCACGTGCCACTGTTGTGGGATATGTGGTTCGTCTTGGGCCACTGGCCTATCAGGATCCGGACAAGTTTGGTCCTGATTGCAAGCCGTGGTGTCAAGAAGGCGACTGGGTGTGTATTGGTCGGTACGCCGGTTCGCGCTTCCAAATTGAAGGTGGCGAGGTCCGCATCATCAATGACGATGAAGTCATTGCAACCATCGTCGATCCTGACGATATCAAGACATACGGAGCATAGTATGCAAAACAACCTTGCTGAAAAGGAAGAGCTTGAGGTCGTCGAGGTAGGCGAAGAGCAAGCGGAAGCTCCTGTTGAGCAGGCGGAGGCAGAACAAGAGGCCCCGCAGGCTGAAGCACAGGAAGATGAATTAGAGCAATATTCGGATTCTGTTCAGCGTCGTATTTCGAAGCTGACGAATAGGTTCCGTGAAGAAGAGCGCCAACGACAGGCGGCTATCGAGTACGCGGAGGCGGTGAAGAAGCAGAACGATGAGCTTCGTGCCCGCATTGACAAGCTCGATCAGTCCTATGTTGGCGAGTTTGGTAGTCGCGTGGAAGCGGATGCTGTCGCTGCCAAAGAGGCATACAAAAAAGCGTACGACGAGGGTGACGCTGACGGTATGTTTGAAGCACAGCAGCGGATCAGTAAGATCGCTCTGGAGCAGGCTCGATATGAAGAAGCCAAGCGCCGGAATGAGCAGCGTCAGGAGCAGCCGCAGCGTCAGGAGCCTGTTGCACAGCAGCCGGCACAGCAGCAAGCGGCTCAACCGGATCCCAAGGCCGAGGCTTGGGCATCGAAGAACGAGTGGTTTGGCAATGATCAGACCATGACATATGCCGCTTTTGGTATTCATCGCCAACTTATTGAGGATGAGGGGTTTGACCCGACCTCCGATGAGTATTATAGTGAGCTTGACAAACGTGTTCGCACGGAGTTCCCGCACAAGTTTGCGGAGACAAAGCGCGATGCTGGACCCAGAGTCGCTTCTGCTGGATCCACGGCTTCCAAGTCGTCGTCACCAAAGGGGCGCAGAACAGTA